GAGCCGACAGCAGCCCATTGGCGTTGATCGTCAGATTATCGCCAACGATGATGCCGCCAAGCGTGCTATTAGTCGCGACGGGCAGAACGTAGCTGTTGCCGGTCGTCTGCACGACCACCGTATTATTCGGCTGTTGCCGCACAAGCACCTGATTGCTTGATGCCTGAATCGTCAGGCTGGTGGCATTGGCTTGTCTGACAATAATATCAGCCATTAGCGGGTGACTTCCGGCGTGACAGTAAGCGTGCCGTAAAGCAGCCGATCAACTGTAGTATCGGGCTTGACCAGTTCAAGATCGTAAACATAACTGCCCGCTGTCAGGTTAGCCGTTTGGGCGGCTGTCTGCTGCAAGGTGAAAGTGCCGTTGGCGGCTGATGTGATCGTAATGTTGCCGTTGGTGGTTGACAGGTCAAGTGTGGTATTGGCGGTATACGCTGGCCGTGCCTGCATGCGGATTGTATAGCCTGAAAGGCTGATATTCGTGCCGTTAGCAGTTTGATACTGGATGGACTGTGACCAGGTGGCCCCTTGCTCGATTGTCAGATTGCAATTCCCGGCAGGCATTATTCAGCCTCGCCTTCTGCAACATCTTCAGCGGATTCGGCTGGTGTGTCCTGTGATTCAATTTCGGCATAGCCCATGATCTGCCGAGCCTCGTTCAGCGTTATTACAGGCTTGTCTGATTGATACAGCATTGCCACTCTTTCAGCGAGGGCTTTCGTGTCTGCTGCCAACTCTTCGATCTGGCTGGTATCAAACCTGACTGTGAGCATGTTATCAGGCTGGGCAATCGCGCCGTCATAGCCGGTGGGAAGCGTTCGCACCAGTCGCGTCAACTGCATTGCCAAGAGTTCAAGGAACGGAATAATCGCATCTCGCCAGCTTGCCCGATTGGCTTCGATCAAGTTGCTGTAGGTCTTGCCGGTGTCCGGTTGTTTCAGCGACATTGGCGACCAGCCAAGCACACCACAGACGCGGGCCACTGCAATCTCGGTCATTTCCTGAACAGAGAGATCTTTCGGGCTGAATCCCGGAGTTTTGATGTCGAGTTCGCCGCCCTTGAAAATCAATGGCCTGCCGACGCCCTTACCAGACACTGCCCGCTTGATGTCGGATTGTAAGACTGCGATATTGTCGCTGGTCATCATCTGCGCCCCCGTGCCGGTCAAACTGACCAGCCATGAAGGCACACCGGAACGGCTCAAGATGGTTGTTTCATAAATCGCTGTCAGCTTGATCAGTGCCAACTCTGCTCTGACCGCCTCAAGCAGTGAACGGCCCTTGGCGGCTGTTGTCGATGACTTGCCGACCCGGAAGTGCAGCATCCGCTCACGAGGTGTCGTGAACTGGAAGCCCCGCCCGCCATCAAAGCCGACGAATGGGTATTCGGTGATCTCGCCGATGGCCTGCCCGTAGGTCGGCACTTGCAGCCAGCTATACGGGATCGGCTGAAGCTCTCTGATCGTGCCGCCCGTTTGGGTATCCCGGTCAGAGATGGCGGGAACGTATGCGTTGCCATCTTCCAAAAGCTGTTGATAGATAAATTCAACCAGCGTGCTTTCGGTTTCACCTGGTGCCGGTTCTTTCCAGATTTGCAGCAGCGGATGATCAACCGGCTCGAATCCGCCTTCTTCATCAAAGTAACCGACCTGCAATATGGCCTTGCTGACGTTCCGCCGCATGGCCTCAATAGCGGCCCTGATAACGGGATTATCGCAATACGGTCTGGCGAGGTTCGCATAATCATCGCTTAATGCGTTGATCACATCGACTGACCATGCCGATACGTCGATCTCGGTGGTGTCGGCAGTCACGCCCGTGCGAAGTGCTTTCGAGCGGAACCAGTTGAGGGGGTTGTAGTCAGGCATTTGTAAATAGCGGTGCTTTATTTAATTCGTTTTCGATGCGTTTTCGTGCGATTTCAGCGTATTCAGGATTCAGTTCAATGCCGATGAATTTAAACCCTTCACGCAATGCTGCTACGCCTGTTGAACCGCTGCCCATAAACGGGTCAAGTATGGTGCCGATTGGCGGTGTAATCAGTCGGCAAAGATAGGCCATTAAATCGATAGGTTTAACGGTCGGGTGGTGGTTCGTTCGTGGCCCTGATTCGGCTGTTGGTGGCCGCTCGCCATTTGTTACCCGGTAATCTTGATCAGTCCATTTATTGCCATTAACACGATGGATTGATTCCATCTCTTCTAATCCCGCTTCCCGCTCTGTTTTGCTTGCCTTAGGGCAGTAAAAGAAACGGGCGGCGGAGCCTGAGTCGCCGAACCCGCCCTGAGATGCGCTTGGCTGCCAATCTGCATGGCTTGGCCTGCCCCATCCGTCTTTTGTGGAGAAACCGGGCCTCATGCCGCCCGTGCTCTTGCTTTGCGGAAACAGCCCCACCACGTCCTCGCTGCCATCGTGGATGAGATTGGCAGGCCAGCGGCCGGTGAGCGCATCGCCGGTCCTGGTTCCGCGTTCCATGCCATAGCTGCCATAAACCTTGTTCTCGCCGCCATAAGGGCGCCCAAGTCCGTCATTCGTCCCCACCCGACATCCATCCACATTCAGCGCCCCGGTGCCGTGCTCCAACACACAGGCGGCCACGGTGCCGGCCAGCGGCTTGCGGGCCATGGTGATTGGCTCAAGGGCAGGTTTTAGGGCCGTACCCCAACCCTGCCATTTATCTTTTAAGTTGTGAGACTTCGGAAAGCCGCTGCCATATACCCATGCGATCATATCTCTGATTTCAAAGCCCACATCTTCGATTCGGCAGGCCATGCGATGCTGCGTTCGCGTACCTGCAAATGCCAGCAAATGCCCACCCGGCTTCAGTACCCGCAAACACTCCTGCCAAATGTCGGTTGAAGGGACATCGTAGTCCCACTTCTTACCCATGAACGCCAGCCCATACGGCGGATCTGTCACAATCGCGTCGATTGAGCCAGCGTCCAGCTTTTTAATTACTTCCAGACAATCGCCGGTATGCAGGCTGTAGGGTTGCGTCATGAGAACCACTGAAAAGAGCCGTTTCTGCTGAGGTAGTTAAAAGCATCGGCTGCTGCATCCACCTGGTCGTCATGCTGACCGGTCGGGAAACTGCACAATTCGTCGATAAAGGCCCTGTTCCAGTCGCCCCGCTCAAGCTCCACGAGACCGGCTTCACAGGCTGCCGCGAACGGCATGGCTCGCACTTCCTTGGAGCCTGTTGGCCGGGCCGAAACAGTCGCAAAGCCTGCAAGGTTGATTTTGTCCTGCTCCACTTGATCAACCCCCGCGGCACCGGGATCTTGTGCCAAGTGAACAATCGTTTGCAGCCCGTCTATCTCTGCTGTCTGTCGCTGGATGGTTCGCCGCTGGGCTGGAGACCATTGCCCTCGTACAACGTGACTGATTCGGTATCGATCACCTGTTCTGAGCATTCTGACTCCGGCGGTGTAGTCACCCGCCCCCGGCGTCGCGGCAGTATCGTAAGCGCGGCAAGCCAGCCCTGAGCTATCGCACCGGTCACTAATAGGCAACCAATCGTGACGGAAAAAGCCACCCGATCTAGGAGAAGGTCGTTGTTGATAGAGAGCAGAAAAAGCATAAGAGCCAATGGCCTTCTTGATTCTGTCAAAGTCTGCGACGTTGTAACGATCTGGCCAGAGTGCTTGCCCCGGCTGTCTGCCGAGCGTGTCGTTCTCTTCGGCAATCGCTGGAAGGCTGACCACGTCCCACCGTTCCCCGCCGTTATCCGCTTCTTCCAGCAGTTGGCCTGCAAGGTCAAGAGAATGCCAGCGGGTCATGATCAGCACGATAGCCGCGCCGGGGTGAAGGCGGGTGTAGAGGTCGTTTTGATACCAATCTAAAACGCGTGCTCGGTAGGTCGGTGATTCAGCTTCTTGGCGGCTTTTGACGGGATCGTCAATAACGACCAGATCGGCGCCGTAGCCCGTTACACCTGAGCCGACGCCGACCGCATACAATCCGCCGCCATGAATAGATGACCACTGATTCTGCTTATTGCTGTCGTTAGCGAATTGAAAACCGAACCGACTGACGAGCCGCCTTGTTTGTCGGCTGAATGTACAGGCGAGGCTGTGGTTATAGGCCCCGACGATGATTCGTTGCGTCTGATCGACCAGCAGCCGATACGCTGGATAATGGATGGTTGCCTGCTCGCTTTTCCCATGCCGTGGTGGCATGAAGAACATCAATCGGCTGCATTCGTTATGAGTGATCGAATCAAGCCACCAGCGAGACTCTCTCAGGTGGTCAGGCTGCCACTCATAATTCGGCGATGCCGCTTTCAGGAACCGATTCAGGCCGGTTGGTATTAGCTGCTTTTGGTCGTTCGGTGTCGCGATCAACATTCAATTCTGACCAATCAACTGTTGGCGTCTCAATGGCCTCAACTGGCGTCGGTACTTTACCGTCACGCCTTTCGAGATACTCTTTCAAGTGTGGCAGGCTGCCAGCCAAGATTTGTTTCATCCAAGCCTTGGAAATTGCACGCTCCATGCCCGGCGTTTCGTCGATCATTTGTAGAAGATCGTCAACCTGCTTTTTCCGTGGCGGGCGGCCTTTAGGGTTGCCCGAAACGCCTGCTGGCCATGGCGGTTTTAAGTTTTGTGGATTAGGCGGCATCTCCGGTGAAACTCCGGTGAATTTTTTTTGAGCATGTAGTTGATTTTTGAATGTGTTTGATTAGTGTTGAGACATGGAAACAAAACTATCAAAAGTCGAAAAGGCGTATAAAGCTGGCAATTACCACGAGGCCATCCGTATTGCCGCAAAATTCCCCCAGCTTGGCACCCATAAAGAAGCAATCACGCGAGCATGGGCTGCAATTCAATCGCCAGAATTTTATGAGTCACTTGGCCAAAGTCCTGAATCTTTGATTAAAGATGGTATATTTGCATTAGCTGAGCGATATTCTTTTTAATTTGTATATATCGTTTACTTTGCAACGTTCCAAAAAAGCCGCTTGCCTTTTCCTTGCAAAACAAACGGCTCCCATCCTTTTGCATCGTAGTTGCTGCACGATGGAAAAGGCGGCGGCTTTCTTGCGTCTTTTTCAAAAGGAATCTTGGCAGGAATAATTCTGGCTCGGCCTGCTTCTTGCGGTTTTAATTCGCGACCAACCTGAACGACAAAATACCGCTTTGCATTAAGGCCGCGTTGCAAACCCCTTGTCAAAACGCCGCTTCCCCCGACGCTCCAAACTTCGTCTATTTCGCCAATTAAATTTGCGACTATTCTGGCACGTGCGGCAATAGCATCAAACGCAATCGGCGTTTCAAGCCCAAACGGCAAAAGCGTAGATCCGGTTGATTCCGAATATGCTTTAGCTTTTGACTGCACGTTTGACAAATACCCATTTGAGACTTGAACAATTTTTGCCCCCGCTGCTTTGGCCTCAAGCGTTCGAGGATGCGGGACAGCTCGCTTGGCAACAAATATCGTGGCCAAACTTCCCAGTTCTTTTGCCGCGTGTGCTATTGCTATTTGAGCACCGCCATAAGCTGGGCTTGCATATACAACCTCTTGTTTTCCACAAATAAGCTGGTCAAGAAAACAACGCTTTGTTCCGCCCAAAACAAGATCATCGCGAACAACGTATATGCCAGTTGCAATTTTGTCGACAACAGGCTCTGGGATCATTCCAAAACCTCACCAAATTTTTCTGCTTGATCAACTTCGCCGAAATCGCATTTGCCGCAAGCCTGGGCGGCCTTTTTTCCATCACCCTTTACAAAAACCAGAACATTTTGATGCGTTTTGCCGAGCTTGCGACTTGCCGCAAATTGTTTGCCGACCCGTATGGGAAGGCTGCCAACAGCTGTGACAAGTATTGCTTCGTTGTAATAACTTAGCCCAGCAGCACGGAACGCCTCAATCGTGTCTCCGACAAAATTGTAATAGTTGCCGTTTTTATCGCGAACGTCGCCGACGACAAAGCAGGCAAATCGATCTTTTTTAAGTAGGCCGCACGATTTTGCAATAATCTCTCGATACGCTTCACGAAACGCTGCGTAATCTAGCGTTGATAAATCAGCCGGGTCATCGCTGTAAACCTCAAGATCAACATACGGCGGGCAGGAGAATACAAAATCAGCTTCAATTCCTTTACAGGTTTTGTCTATTTCTCGGCTATCGCCTTCAATCCATTCAGGAGCAGGCATAGAGCAAATAGCAACTGCTTGTTTGCGGTTGGCCTCTACTTGCTCGGCCCGCAATTCGTGACCAATGTAGCGGCGTCCGAGTTTTGATGCCACTACGCCGCGAACGCTTCCGCCAGCAAAGGGGTCTATGATAAGACCGTTGGCGGGACAAAACCATCGATACGATAGTTCGCACAAAACAGGATCAAAAATACTTGTTCCGGTCTGATTTCCGGCAATATTGCCCTCGATTCCATAACTTTTAGCGTATTGTTTGGCCTCATCGTATGTTTTCCCACCCATCGAAAGGTTGCATCCATCCGAAAAACCTAAAGCGTTTACTCCTCTTCCCTGTTCACTTTCAATGCCAAGAGAGACCCAATGACGCTTCCGATCCTGCCACCAGCCTTCGCGAGCGTTAAGGATAGAAAACGGCGGGATTCCAAACCTTTCAGCAAGAGATCCGTTTCCGCTGGGCAATCCGCCCTGATTAGGTTCGGTTGATTTGCTTGATTCCAATAAATCACCCGCCAACTTCTCAATCAGCCCATCAATCTCTTCGCCCGTAAAGCCTGCCGCCTCGATGTCGAACTCTTCTGACTGCAAGGCTCGCAACTGTTCTGCCAGTGCCGTATCATCCCACTCAGCAAGTTCAGCCGTTCGGTTGTCGGCAATGGCATAGGCCACGGCAGAACTACCGGCCAGAGTCGTTCTGACGATCTGAATCTCTGGCCAACCTAGTTCTTTGGCCGCTTCATACGTGCCGTTACCGGCCAGAATAATATTCCGGCTGTCAATCACAATCGGCTTCTGCTGGCCGAACGCTCTCAAGCTGGCCTTGATTGCGTCAAGGTTCCGGCGTGAGTGTTTGCGGACGTTTGCCGGGTCTTGGCTGATGTCCGATATGTCGATGGTTTCGATTGTCACCAGTCCACCCGCCCCC